TGGACCAATGAGATTGAAGAATGGTCAGTCAAGAAGTTATTAGAACGACTTGACTGGCTTGAAACATCTCCTTGGGTAGTGTGGACAAATTATATTCCACAGGAATGGCTTAATGAAAGTTGGATGAAGAATATCGTGTGGTTTACACGAGAGAATGAGATTCGGGCACGTGTTCGACGTGCCTATTTGAATCATATTTTTATGATGTTTTTCATCTTTTACCTTTCATTTTTTGTGCATTCGATTTTGATTGCTCTTTTAGCTTTTCCACTTACTGGAATTTCCGGTGTGGTGAGGCATGAAAAGGAGCGTTTATATCAAGAAGTTTCAAGTGACAATGCAGCTATGCCAGAGGTCTTTAAACTTTATCGTGATAAACATGTAAAGTGGATAACTGGATGCTGCGCTGTTGTTGCTTGTTGCTATGCGATTGCACAAATTTGGAAAGCTTTTAAAGTTGTTCCTGCGCCCCAAGGTAATCTGGCTCCCTCTTCTAATGTTGAGATTGTTGAGAGAGATTCGGAAGTGAATCCTTGGGCTGGTGTTGTGGTATCTGAAATGCCATGTACACGAGAAGCTAAAACTACTACTCCAGATCAATTGGAGAAATTAGTTAATGCAAACTTGTGTCACATGACAATTCAGGTTAAAACTTCGGGAAAGATTCGTACATTTGAATGCGATGCTTTCTTCCCGAAGTCTAATGTCGCTATTGTTCCTCAGCATATGTGGAAAGCTGATGATATTAAAGCAACCTTTGTTCGCCATGATCCGAGTAAAATCGGAGGCAATTTTGAGTGCTTTTTATATCGTAAGAACAGTATCGACATTCCCAATACCGATTTGTCCGTGGTTTGGGTCCCCAATGGTGGGGATTGGAAAGATTTGACAGCATACTTACCACTTGCTAGATTTGCTAGTGTGCCTGCTCGTTTGACTTTCAAGAAGAATGATGGATCTATTGTAGGTTCGAAACTCTTCATGGAAGTTGATGAGGTAATGACACATGCTGCAAATTTCTTTGGTGCAAAATATGATCTCAGGTTTGAAACCTTTGAAGGGTTGTGTATTGCACCATTGATCACGGAGACCAAAGGACCTCTAATTGGTGGATTTCACCTTGGAGGAAAAAATGGTCAGACCCGTGGTTGTAGTGGTTTGTTGTTGAAGAGTGAGTTTGACGCAGCTTTTGAGCGTCTGCGTAATCAACCTGGAGTTGTGTTATCTAAAAGTTCAGGAGTAATTCCAAAAGAGCTTTATGATGTGCAATTCTATGAAAATGCAGATGTTCATCCCAAAAGCCCTATCAATTTTCTGCCCGAAGGTACTAATTGTAAGTATTATGGGCAGGTTAAAGGACGGGCGTCTTACTACTCCGATGTGGAGGAGACTGTCATCTCTTCACACGTGGAGGACGTGTGTGGTGTACCCCAGAAATGGGGTGGTCCAAAATTTCGCAAAGGATGGCCTTGGCAGGCATCTTTGCAATTCTCTACAAAGCCATCATGTGGTATTGAAGGGTCCTTGCTTGAGAAAGCTTGTAAGGACTATATCAAACCAATTTTAAAGGCATTGGATAATTTGACATCCCTGAGAAATCAGGTTCGGCCTTTGAGCCGAATGGAGACTGTCTGTGGAATTGATGGAGTTCGATTCATAGATAAAATGCCTCCTGGTACGTCAATTGGATATCCTCTTTCTGGGCCAAAGTCCAATTTTATTGAACTTTTGGATCCTGAGGAAAATCCTACACACCAATGTCCTGCTGAACTTGATGAGAGATTTTGGACACACGCAGAAGAAATGGAGAAGCTTTACTTAAAGGGTGAGAGAGCTTATCCAATCTTCAAGGCTTGTTTGAAAGACGAGCCAACTAAATTGACCAAGGACAAGGTCAGGGTATTTCAGGGAGCACCTGTTGCTTTGCAGTTATTAGTACGCAAGTACTTTCTCCCTGTTGCCCGAGTATTGTCCATGATGCCTCTTACATCTGAGTGTGCTGTTGGTGTGAATGCCCAAGGTCCTGAATGGGATCAATTGGCCAAACATATCAAACAGTTCGGAGATGATCGTATTTTAGCTGGTGATTACAGTAAGTACGATCTCCGGATGCCTGCTCAGGTGATGTTTTCTGCATTCCGTGTCATGATGGATATTGCTAAGTACTGTGGCTATTCTGACCATGATCTTTTAATCATGGAAGGAGTTGCTACGGATATTTGTTATCCTTTGATGGCATATAATGGTGATTTGATACAACACTTTGGGTCTAATCCTTCGGGACAAAACCTAACAGTGTATGTCAACTCTATTGTAAATGCTCTATTGTTTCGTTGTGCATACTTTGAGATTTGTAAAGATCGTAAAGATCTTCCAGATTTTCGAAAAGTTTGTGCATTGATTACATATGGAGATGATGCAAAGAGTTCAGTTCATGCTGATTTCAATGAATTTAACCACGTTTCTGTGGCTAAGTTCTTGGAAGAGCATGATATGAAATTCACCATGCCGGATAAGGAGTCCGAGCCAACACCGTATATGAATGATACGGATGCAGATTTGCTCAAAAGAAAGAACGTTTATTGTGAGGACACTGGAATGATTATGGGAGCACTCGATGAGGATTCAATCTTCAAGAGTTTGCATGCCACACTCAAATCCAAAGCACTTACTAAGGAGCAGCAATCAATGCAGAATATTGATGGCGCTCTTCGTGAGTGGTTCGCACATGGACGAGAAGTCTATGAGCATCGCCGCCAACAAATGCAAGAGGTAGCTAAGCGAGCGGATATAATCCATGGTTGTACTGTTGTTCATGAAACATATGACGACAGATTAGCAGCTTGGAAAGAACGCTATGCTTAGACATCGGCATTGTCTTGGGAAGACATTTAAAAGCATCCCTCTGGGCGTATCCTACCATGTCTATATTGTATATAACCAAAAGGAGGCTATCTGTATTGGATGACCGAGCTGGATCAATTAGTTCGATCATAGATTCAGCTTAGGCTTGCAGATAGAAGCACTTTCCCCGTAAAGTACCCCTATTTAGGGGGGTGTTCGCTACACACAAGATCGACAAACGTTGCACGGATTGAGTCTTCCGTGTAAATGTACATACGACTTGCTAACATGTATAATAATAATAATAAATTTAATGTATCAATAAACGAGGAAAGTTTGGAGTCCCAACATCAGAATGTTCATTTCAGTGATCAGACTCCTCAATGGGACTATACAGTGGACAGTATGCCGGACCCCACTTTCAATATTGCTGATTCTAACGACGCGGATTTGGGAAATTTCTTTTCCCGTCCCGTCAAGATTCGGTCTTACAGTTGGGCAACAGGTACAAATTTGTTTGAAAAATTCAATCCTTGGCAGGATTTCTTTGAAAACCCTAGGGTATTGAATCGTATCACAAATTTTAACCTTTTGCGCTGTAAGTTGAAAGTGAGGATTGTTTTGAATGGTAATGGATTTCATTATGGGCGAGCAATCGCTTCATATATTCCACTCCATAACTTGGATGATTTTACGAAAGATCGCTCTTTCTTCATTCAAGATGTTGTAGCTGCCAGTCAACGTCCACATGTATATTTGGATCCTACCACCAGTCAAGGTGGAACACTTACTCTTCCATTCTTTTGGTATGAGAATGCCTTACGTATTCCCAGTCAAGAGTGGAGAGAAATGGGTGACATCATAATTCATGGTATGCAGATTTTAAAGCATGCCAACGCGGCAACTGATCAAGTCATTGTTTCCGTTTTTGCTTGGGCGGAGGAAGTTTCTCTCTCTATTCCTACGGCAAATGAGCCAGGTGCTCTAGTGCCGCAGATGGGAGAGGTTTTTACTCCTCAAACAGCAGATGAATATGGTGCGGGTCCAATATCGCGTCCAGCAGGCATTGTTGCTAAAGCTGCAGGCGCTTTAAGTAATATACCTGGTATAGGTATGTATGCGCGTGCCACACAAATGGCCGCAAATGCAGTATCAGGTATAGCTTCGATGTTTGGTTATTCAAGGCCAGTAGAACTTGCGGATATACAACCGTATAAACCGACGTTGCTGGGAAACATGGCTAATACCAATGTTCCTGACACGTCTCAGAAATTAACCTTGGATGTCAAACAAGAGCTCACCGTTGATCCGCGTGTGATGGGTCTCGGTTCAACTGATGAGATGACAATCAAATCAATTGCACAACGAGAATCCTTCTTAACGCAGTTTGGGTGGTCTGTAGCAGATTCTGCTGAGACACTTTTGTGGAACTCTGAAGTTTCACCTGTGTTATGGAATGAGTTAGGTGGTGGTGAGCTTCATATGCACGAGATTCATATGCCCGCTTGTTGTTTCGCTGCTCTTCCATTTCGTAGGTGGAGAGGAACTATGAAGTTTCGATTTCAGATAGTCGCATCGGCCTTTCATAAAGGTCGTTTGAAGATTACCTATGATCCTTCGTATCCTCTAACTAATGAGTATAACACAAATTACACGTACATCATTGATCTTGCAAAAGAGCGAGATTTCACTGTTGATATTGGTTGGGGTCATGAGAAGAGTTTGATTAATCACCGCAATCCTTTACAGGATCCCATACCGTATCGTACCTCTGCTCTTGGAGCAGATCCAGGTAACTATGGGAATGGTATTATTTCTGTATATGTGGTAAATGATTTAACTGTTCCCAATTCGACCATCAATAACGACATTGAAGTGAACGTGTTTGTGTCTGCGGGAGATGATTTTGAGGTATTTGATCCGGATTCCCGGAATATCGAAGACTTGGTTTGGTTTCAACCTCAGATGGGAGAAGTTTTCTCCCCTCAAATGGCTGAAGTCAATGGTCAACCAATGAATCAACCCGATGCAGATCTTACGAAGCGTGAAGATGAACCGATGAAAGAGGAACCGTCATTAACAATGGCGCCGACGTTGTCTGACCAAGATCACACTATATGTGTGTATTATGGTGATCCAGTAACGTCGTTTCGTCAATGTTTGAAACGGTATAATTATCACTCGGCAGTGTCATCAGCCGGTGCAATTACTTCTTCGACAATGATAAATTTGCGTAATAGCAATTTTCCATATTATCGAGGTTATGCACCTGGGGCTGTACACGAAACAATAGTTCCCGCTGCTGCAACGCCTTACAATTATTGTAAGATGACGTTGCTGAACTATGTCACCCCGGCCTTTACTGGCAGAAGGGGTGGTTTGCGGTGGAAGTACTTCCGGACAGGTGGTAACACAGAAGAGACATCAATAATGATGGTGTCTCGAGATGCATCGTCCGTAGGAGGTTATGATCAGCAGGAAACTGCGATGATCTCACAGGAGAGTGGAAATCAATTTGATCGTGTACGACAAAATGCGATGCTTATTCCCCACACCTGGGACGGTGCTGTTGTTACCAGCACTCTACAAAATCCAGTAATTGAAGCTGAAATTCCTTTTCATTATAATGTCCGATTTGTACCTGCTAAGCAGGGTGATTGGACATCAACGGCAGGAGTTTTCAGACATTATCACTGGATGTCAACTATCTGGGAGGCGGCCCCTGCTGATGCTGCAGCAATACATTGTTTCGTCTCTGTCGGTGAAGATTTCAATTTAGGTTTCTTCACTGGAGCGCCTGTGGCATGGCGAGTGCCTCAGGAGTCTGAGCCTGCATCTTCATAGATGTGGGACTCGCGGGGACAGACACCCCGTTACAGAAAATGTGGAGTTATAAGATTCTCCAGCAGTAAAAACAAAATCCACATCTCGGTGGCTGAGATGGGGGACAATTTGTCCCTGAGCTATGCCGTATCTGTTTCATATGTGATGAAATTTTTACCTGGCATAGCCAGGGTTTTTCGTAGTCACAAGTTTCAGTTAGCGTAGCTCAGTAGTGTAGTAAAGACACTACCTTTGAGTGAGATATAATTTGCAGTCTCACTCAACGCTGAGCCATATATGCAA